GTTGACCAATTTTACTTTTTAGTGAATTGCGAAGGCCAACGTTAAACCAAAGCAATCCTGCGTGTTCCTTGTTGGTGTCAAGATCAATGACATTGACTTCAACGGCTTCTGCAAGGCCGTGAATGGTTTGAATTCCTGTCTTGTATTCAACAGGTGTGATGATGAGAAGGTGATTGGCTAAATCTGCCACTTTCACGCTCTCGGCGTTATTTGATGGTGCTGCGAAGGTCATTCCCCCGTCTCCTTATCTGCTTGTCGGTTCATTTCATCTTCTTCTTTGTTTTTTATTAGGTCATTGATTGTTGGCTCGTTATCAAATTGAATGAAGACCAACTTCGCTTCACCTTTGAGTCCAAGCATCCAACCGATGACTTTCAAAACGGTAGATTGCCATTTGCTCATCGCCTCAACTACGAGCTTCGGTTTCACCGTTACATCCTTTAGATAAATCCTTACTGAAAGGTTGAAAATAGGGGCAGTAATTACACAAGCGATTTGCAACGCTTGGAATCATTGCCCACATTTGCGGATTGTTTTCCACATCTATTTGTGAGAGCAAGGTGTAGATGTTGTCCATCCGTTCCAAGGCTCTCAAGGCTACGCTTTCATCGTAGTCGTAAAGTTCGACGTGCATATCATCAATCGAGCCACTGGTCGGCAAATAAACCAAAGCGACTTGATTGACCTTCGCTTGTGTTTGCGCCTTTCCGTAGCCATAAAGCTGAATCTGCGTTTGATACTGAAAACTTCCACCGTCTTTGCGTTTACGATCCATTTGGGCAGGACTCGTTGTTTTCCAGTCGATGACAATGCCGTTGTTGATGTCGTATAGGTCAACTGTGCCGGTCAAATTGCCACGAATTGTCACCTTTTGCTCCACTTCGTAGCCTTCAATCCTGCGAAATACGTCGGCCAAATAGCCGTGAATCGCAGAGCCTACTTGTGCGCTCCAGTTGGAAGAGCCTTGCTCATTGGTCTTTTCCCAATCTAACAATTTGTAAGCAAGTCGCCTTGTGCAATCGTGACCCATTTCCGATGGCCCAATGACGACTTGCTTGGCTCTAGGAGTCCAGATGCCCGCCTGCGTAATGATGTGGCCAAGTGCTTGACCCAATGATTTAGCAGGCGAGACTGGTGAAGTGAAAGTCATTCGTCATCCTCATCTTCCCAAATTTCCTCATCAGGAATTGATGGGGTAATCGGGTCAATCCAAGGGTTCACAATGCTCATTGTTGATCCTGATTGACTAAGGTGAAGCGACGAGAGTTGCTTTGAACTTGTAGGGCATCTAAAACCTGTTGAGGCAATAGTTCCTTTGCACGTTTAACATCAAATCGCGTTGATGCGACCGTTGTGTAGCGAACTACCTGTTGGCCTTTGTAATAGCCAACTTCGGCATCGCCTAATGCTGCTTCGATATGGGAGCGAGCTACATCTGCAACTTCTTCCCACTCTTTGATTTTTGCTAAGGCTTGTCGATATTGTTCGAGCCACATTGCTATTGACTCGTCAAAATCAATCACGCCTTTTTCGATTTCAACTGACATTTGATCCCCTCGAATCAATACCAAGAGTTTTCTTTGAAGAACTCCCAGGCATTGCAGGGAGTCACATGTCGCCTGTGGATATAGGCGAGCGTGGCCACAAGTTGTGGCACCGATGCTTGAGAATGTTTCATCCCCAAGTTGCGATAGGTGGAATCAAGTAATTGCCCGATTCCTTTTGCGCTTGAGGTCGGATTTTTGGCCGATGCTTTCCACGCTGACTCCTTGCCCAACAATTTTGTAAGGCAGGAATATTCTGATTTGGTTAGCAAAGACTTTGCCAACTTCTTGGCATCAACTTGAGCCAAGACTGGTCGGTCTTTGTAGATAACTGTCGCAGGCACCGCAGGTTGCGGAGCGAATGCGGCATTGACGAACATTGAAGTCATTGCGCTGACTCCGACGATGATGGCAATTCCCCTAATTGTTTTTCTGCGTTGAGTAATTGGGTTTCTCCTTCCAATTTCGCAGCACGCTTGAGAACCTGAGTCACATAAGCTGGCTCAACTCTCAACGTTTCTGCGATTTCTTTCGGTGTTCGCCCCAAAGAATGCAAAGAACGGATTGCATCGGATCGATTCATTCGACCTGTCTTGCGATTCCTAAATCCTTGACCAAATCCCCTTTGTGCAGGAGTTGTTCCTGCCCATATTCCATAAGGGATTTCTTCTTTGAGTGCGTAGTCCAAGCACTCCTTTCGTTCAGGACAACCGGCACAAATACTGCGCACGATTGGGAGACACTTTGCCTCTTGTTCTTTCGATACAGGAAAAAATAAATTTGGGTTCACTATGCCCTTGCAACTTGCATCAGGTAGCAATGGCAAGGATGGAATGAAGTAGCTCAGCGATTGCATTATTGCCTTTCACGCATCCAAGACTCTAAATCTTGGATCACAAAAGCCTTTTCAACACTGGCATTTCTTCTCTTAACAACTACGAACGCCGGTGGCGTTTGCTCCAACCCACGCGCTTTGGCGTAGTTTTTGGCTTCTTTGACGGCCTCATCCCAAAAGGTCGGAAGCGAGATTGATTTTCTGTTCTTGGCTTCCAAAATGTAAGTCTTGCCCGCAGTGATGCAAACAATGTCGCCCTCGTCATTCTTACCCGCAAGTCGCAAACGCTCCGCGAAGGCACCGCGATCGCGCAACCACTTGAGAATTGCGATTTCCCACCCATTACCTTTGCGACCATTGGGATTTGCCATCATTTAACCAACTCTAATTTGACCACTTTGCCTGCGATGGCTCTTGAAAACTTCACCGCATCGATTAACTGCTCCGCCAAGGTCAATGCCTCATCCTCGCTCATCGCAGCGATTTTGGCGATGACAGGTGGCACCGCCTGTCTTACCTTGTCGGCCTGTCTTGCCGACTCCAATGAGGCCTGCGCCTGATAGCCACAAAATTCGCGGATGCGGGTGATATGAAGCAAAGGCACCTGATCCACGATGTCCTCAATCAAGTCGAGGTTGGCATCGGTCTCCTCTAGGTGAAGCACGATGGCACCATCTGTGGCGTTGTGAACCGAAAACAAGCTCATTTGCTCATCACCTTCCGAAGCCTCGATTGGCCTTTTGACCACGCTTGAGCCTGCTTGATGCCTTCCTCAAGTGGGTCATCGTGTAGGGCTAGGATAGCCCACAGAAGCCCTAGAACGGCCACTAGACCGCCGAACAATAGATACTGCATAAAATCTCCCTTCCTGTGGATAAGTATGAAGGGAAGGTCTGACAAATCTACCCACGACACGCCGAAGGTGTCTATTGCCTTGTGTATTGACAAGCGTAGGCACAAAGGCTAGATTTCTCTTATTGGAGCGAAAGGTAGTAACTCCAAGAAACGGAAGAAGGAAATGAACGGAAAGCAACTAGTTCAGATTAACAGAGGCAAGTTCGTTAGCGTAGATGACACTCACCGCATTGAATACGTTATCTATCGCGGCGGAGCAAGTGAGTGGATTATCTCCGAGAAGAATGCAGACGGTGTTTATTTTTCAGCAGTAGATCACGCACCAACCTTTGAAGCAGCTCGCATCAAATATCTTGGAAAGGTCGGTGCATAATGAAGAAGATTCGCTCAGTAAGAGTTAGTGAACAACTATGGCGCAGGGCGCAGGCCAAGGCCAAAGCCGAAGGCAAGACAGTTTCCGAAGTCATTGTTGATTTTCTCAAGGAGTTCGTCAAATGAAGACAATGGAGATGTCAACTGCACAAATCGCCACCGCCTTTGCCGAGCGCGGTTGGTATGTGATGCCTTGCTACCCGCAACAGAAAACGCCGTTCTTTCCTATCGCAAAGCAGGGATATAAGTCGGCATCCAATAAGCCCGCCACTGTCAAGAAATGGTTTGAGAAGTCACCGCTTCTCAACATTGGCATTGCTTGTGCGCCTTCAAACCTTGTTGTCTTTGATGTGGACTTTCGCAATGGCGGAACCACCGAAGGTTTAGAGCTTGACACTTTTACAGTTGAAACAGGCGATGGTCTGCATCTTTACTATCAGGCACCACTTGGCGCGTCATTTCCTGGAAAGTTACGCCAAGGAGTAGACATCAAGTTCAATGGATATGTTGTCACCGCAGGATCACTACACGAAAACGGCAAGTTCTATGAAATTGTCAAAGATATTGAACCTGCCCCTGTGATGGGATGGTGCTAAATGAATGGATTAGATGTTCTCATTATCTTATTCACCGCGTTCTACGCCTTCGCAGTCGGCAGAAATATCTTCTTTTGGACTTTCCTATCTGCCTTCTATGGCTTTTGGATTCCACTGCTTCTGCTCATAATGCCCAAGCGCGAACCTCGTGCAGTCGTTTTCCCACAATGGTTGCTCAATTGGTTCGGCCCAAAATATGTCAACCGAACAATCAAGAAGATGGAGGGTCAGTTCTAGGATTCTTGGAAGGCGCGAGCAATGCCTTCTTCCAACGAAATCTTCGGCTCATAGAACGAGAGCATCTTCTTGGGATCACCAACCCGATAGGCAACCCCGACAGGTGCCTTCGGGTTGGTTCGTATTTCGGCTAAATATCCCGCCTGCATCATCGCTAGTTCTGCCAATTCAATGAATGAGGTCGCTCTTCCTGAGCATAGGTTGGAGACTTCAACATTATTCGTGACCGCTTCAAATGTAGCTCGCACAACATCTTCAATGTGAATGAAGTCGCGCACCTGCGTTCCTCTGCCCCATACATCAAAGGGCGTCGCCTTCTCTTTGGCTCGCTTGATAAAGGATGGGAATGGATAGTCAAGGCTCTGGTCGCTTCCATACCCGCTAAAGGGTCGCAAGACTGTCACCTTCAAGCCTTCGTTGCGGGCATACTGCGCAAGCATTTCACCGGATAATTTCGCCCAACCATAAGTGAAATCAGGGGTGCGAATGTGAGCGAGGTTTATATCCCACTCTTTGAGGCTCTGCTTGTATTCAGCTCGCTGAAGGTAGATTGGATAAGCAGCCGATGATGAGAAATAGACAATGTGACCAGGGCGAGTGCGAAGCGCCCATTGGAAGAGGTCGGCATCAATGGCGAGGTCGGCGGCAACTGCCAAAGGGTTCCCCTCGATAGTGGCGCGGCCACCGACAATCGCCGCGAGATGAATGACGAGATCAAACTTGGTGTCATCGGTAGCGAAGAAATCACGAACATCGGTGCCATTTTTGATGTCAATGCCGGTGATGTGATTGTTCTTGCTATCAAGCAACTTCTTGAAGTTAGTGCCGACAAAGCCTGCGTCACCTGTAATCAGAATCTTCATTTCCCCCACCTGTCGTGTTCATATTGGTATTTGTCAGAGCCACAGAACGCTCTCTGAGCGTCGCGGTCAATTGCAAAGACGAAACTATCATCTGCCATCAGCGCAGCGCCAATGTGTGACAAAGGCGTAGGTGCGTCAAAGGCGATGCTTGTGCGAATAGAGTCGCCTTCAATGACTGTTTCATAGAACGGATCGTGAATCAGGCTTGAGGTGACGATGAGTGGATAGATATGGCTTGCCAATAAATCTTGGTCAATCGTGTAGTAATTGGAGCCGTCCCTGTGAGTAAGAATAAGGTTTTCCATGAATCGCAACTTGGCAGTCTTGCCTGCGAACATACCGGCAGAGATGGGGTAGTTGTGACCTGTGGGATGGTCTTTGATGATGTGGTAATCAAGACCTGATTGCATCCAATCTTCGTGGGCTATTCGGTCACGATATGACAAGCGAGCATCCACATCTCGACAAATGACCGCCTCAAATTGCGGATCAGAGAAGGCGAAATAACGCCACAACTTGCCATTGTGATCCTCTACCGAGTCCACTTCAACAATCTGCACACCTTTGACGAGCTTGAGAGTGCTAATGATGACAGGGTCAACACTTGCACCGACATAAAAGCGAACTACGAATCCGTCATCGAACGGAAAGTAGCGGGAAGCAAGAATGGCGTTCTTGATTGCCCCTATGGTGTAGCGAGGTTCATTGCCATACAGAGAGAACGCGATGCACTTCATTGTTTGAGGTTCTTGAGCAGAACTTGATAGTCCTCACTCTTGATGTAATTATCAAACATCAATGCGTCGAAAGAATAAACCTCGCGGTCATTGACAGTGCGATAGCCCTCATCCCATTCGGCTTTGCCGGCAATCGGGTGGCAGTGTTCAATGATGACCTGTGGCAGATAGGCAAGATTTCCAAGGTCTTCGCCCAAGTGCTTCCAAAAGTTGTCAAGGTAAAGATGCTTCATCTTCGGTGGCACCATCCCGCCGAGGCTGCGCACAATGGCAGCAGACATCATCACGGCCGTTGGTAATCTCTCGCCTTGAAGAAGGTCGTTGCCATAGGCAAGGCCAGGGCGTGAGCCAATAGCTCGCATCAATGCCACATCCCAATCAGGCGTTCGGAATCTGTGGTCGTCACCAATAAATGTGAAAAACTCATAATCATTGGCATATTTCTTGGCGGCAGCATTGATGGGATAACCCATCCCGCGAGTCTTGTTTTCAATCTCAACAATGTATTCAAGACCGACTGCGCTTCGATAGTCAATCAAGGCATCGTCGTCGGTATCAACGACAAAGAGCAAGTCAGAGCGACACGAGAACTCTTTGTGAGCCTGCAAGACCTCAACTGCATTTTGTGGACGGCCACGAGTAGGAATGAGAATCAGATTTGGTTTTATTTGCATTCTAGTTCCCCCGCAATTGCGCCATAGGCGGATAAGTCAATATAAGAGTCAAGATGCTCAGGTGTTTCAATCAAGCGAGCAATTTTGACTAGGCATAAACACAAAGCGACCTGTGAAGGACTTATCTCAGTTTCAAGATAAGCACTCCATAGGTCTGCAATGCG